TGCCACAACAGTTGGCGCACTTAATTCTGGTTCTATTACATCTGGCTTTGGTACGATTGATACAGGCTCGTCTACTATTACCACTACAGGACTAATTACAGGTGGTTCTCTGGATATTGACGATGTAGTTATTAATGGAACAACAATAGGTCACACAGACGATACCGATTTGATTACAGTTGCTAGTGGTTTAGTAACGGTAGCAGGTGAAATATCTGTTACTACACTAGACATTGGCGGCACTAATGTTACATCCACTGCTGCAGAACTTAACATTCTTGATGGGGTGACAGCTACTGCATCTGAACTCAACATTATGGATGGTGTTACTGCTACCACCGCAGAATTAAACTTAATAGATGGTGGCACGACAGCTACATCAACTACACTTGCTGCTGCTGACAGGCTGATTGTTAATGATGCTGGAACTATGAAGCAAGTTGCACTGTCTGATTTTGAAACATTCTTTGAAAGCGCACTTGATACAACTTCCAATATTACCACTGTGGGCGCACTAAACTCTGGTTCTATTACCAGCGGGTTTGGCACTATTGATACAGGATCATCAACAATCACAACCACGGGCCTAATTACTGGTGGATCACTGGACATTGATGACGTTGTTATCAACGGCACTACTATTGGTCACACGGACGACACGGATTTAATGACGGTAGCAGATGGCGTACTCACTGTAGCTGGTGAAGTGTCAATGACTACGCTTGACATTGGCGGCACTAACGTCACGTCAACAGCGGCTGAACTAAACATTTTAGACGGTGTTACTGCAACAGCAACAGAACTTAATTACAGTGACACGGGTGCTGCTGTAGGTACAGTGGTTGCAAGTAAAGTAGTCACAGCAGATGCTAACAAAGATGTAGCCAGCTTCCGTAATATTACGCTTACAGGCGAACTTGATGCTGGGTCATTAGATGTATCTGGTAATGCTGACATTGATGGCACTCTGGAAGCTGACGCCATGACATTAAATGGCACAGCGATTACTACAGTGGCTACTCTGTCTACTGGTATATCTAATGGCAACCTGCCTGTGTTTACCAGCGGTGCTGCCGACAATGACTTTCTACGTATTGACGGTACATCTATTGAAGGGCGTTCTGCTTCTGAAGTGTTGTCTGACATAGCGGCGGCACCAGCGGCTGGAGACTCCAACATCGTCACAACAGGCGCACTTAACTCTGGCAGCATCACTTCCGGCTTTGGCAGTATTGACAACGGCTCTAGCGCAATCACTACCACAGGCGTAATCACTGGCGGCACGGTGGAGGCCACGGCTGACACCAGTGCTGGCGACAACGCTGCAATCGGCTATACAGCGGCAGAGGGTCTTATCCTGACAGGACAGGGCAGCACTAGCGACATCACGCTAAAGAACGATGCAGACGCTACGGTGTTTACCGTGCCGACTGGTACGGATGATATTCTGTTTCCAGACAGTGCCAAAGCCATGTTTGGGGCTGGGTCTGACCTGCAAATATTCCATGACGGTTCTAACAGTTTTATAAATAATACAGTGACGGGTGCGCTTTCTATTAAATCTGATGACATAAACCTTATGAACTCTTCATCACAAAATATGGCAGTTCTTACTGAAGGTGGCGCAGTTGACTTATATCACAACAATGCCAAGAAATTAGCAACTTCATCAACAGGCGCAACAATCGGTGACAAACTTACTGTTGGCGATGGTGCTGCTGGTGAGGTTGCGTTTAGCGGTGACACGGGCATTGACGGCTTTAGAATACATAACACAGACGGCAACTACCTAGAGTTTCGCCCAGCCAGTACCGATGTACCAATGGTCCTCAATAACGTAGGCAATGTCGGCATCGGCCATACGTCACCTACGGTAGACGGAACCCTTGCTGGTATAACCGTACCCAGCGGTGCGCAATACCTCCATATGCACGATACAGTTGGTGCTGTTTTAAAACTGTCAGACCCTGCGAGTGGTGCTAATCGTGGGGCGCAGTTTGCAATAATTGGTACTGATACCATTTTGAATAACTGTGAAAGTGGCACTTTGATATTCGGCACTGGAAATAGTGAGCGGTCTAGAATACTGTCGGGTGGAACTCAAATTTGGGGCCACACTGCGGCGGTAAATAACGTAGTTAATACCCGTATACAAAGTCCTTCTGACTCTGGCGGGGATGGAAGCCCTGCATACATCTATGTAGTTAAAACTTACGATGGAACTAGGAATGGAATCCTTTTTTATCATAACAACAGTTACGTTGGCGGTTTAGATTTTACAAACAGTGCTACTAGTTTAGCAACTTCATCCGACATCAGATTAAAAGAAAATGTTACTGACGCTAATTCTGCTGGTGACATAATTGATTCAATTAAAGTACGTCAGTTTGACTGGAAGGTTGATGGCGAACATCAAGACTATGGCATGGTTGCACAGGAACTAGAACTTGTGTGGCCCAAAGCTGTAACAGAAACCGATTGCGATGATAAATGGAAGGGCGTGGACTACCCCTCTTTGGTTCCAATGTTACTGAAAGAAATTCAAGATTTGCGTAGCCGTGTGGCTGCGCTGGAGGAATAGAGAATGGCTACAGCAATGACATTTGAGTTTCCGCAATTAGACCGTGTAGCAACCGAAGGTTCTAATTCAGATGTAGTAAAAACAATTCACTGGCGCATTACTTGTATTAGTGACTCTGACAAGGGGCCAGATGGAAATTACCTAGCAAAAATTAAGTACGGAACAACCAGTGTTGGATACGAGCCTGGTGCATCATTTGTATCCTACGACTCAATTACTAAAGATTGGTGCAAAGCCAAAGTCTTGGCAGCTTTAGATCAAACGGAATCAGAGTTGAAGGCTGATCTTGATGCAGATATTGCAGAACAAAAAACACCCACAATCCTCACTGGCACACCCTCTGGCTGGTAGCAAAGATGAAAATGACAATGGAACCTGCAATTAAAACACAGATGGAACTTGAAGCACACGAAAAAGAGTGCGCTATCAGGTATGCCTCTGTGCAGGAGAAGTTAGAGGGTTTAGACAAGCGTATGTGGCGTTTAGAAGCAATGATAATGGGCAGCACGATTATGGTAGTTGCAATGGTAGTTACAGTATTTATGGGAATGAATTAATATGGCAGTCTTTAGAGCATTTAAACCTACAGCGATGAACAAGATTGCACAGTCAATGGGCTACTCTGGTGACATGGGCCAGTTCCAAGACTTTATTGAACAAGACCCTGCACGTCAAGCACGGATGAAACAGTTTACTAATGCCGCTATGGAGATGGCTAAAGGCGGTGTAGTGAAGATGCAGACAGGTGGTCTGGCTCAGATAGGTAATTTTCCATTAAACTCGCCTACACCACCTCTGATGGGGCCACTAGGCACACCAGAAGGTAATATGATGGGTGCTGGGCCACAAGTCGTAGTGTATGGACCTGATGGACAAACATACGGCAACCCACAACTTGCTGCACAAGCTGGTGTAACTAATCCTACTATGGTGCCACCACCCGGTGTTACGCCTATACCCATGCAGGTAGATAGAACAAGAGGTAAGTTTGCAGAAGATGCTCTGAAATTTCAACAAGTCGCAGAGCCAGCCACACCACCTGCTGCACCTACAACAGCACCTGCTTCAATAGGTGATGTAGCTGCCCAGCGTATGTACACACCCGGCCTACCTCAAGGTGGTGTAACTACTGCTGCTATGACACCAACAGGTCCGGGTCAGGAAATACAACAGGGTACTGGTACACTTACAGGTGCAGTTGCAGTGCCTACAGCAATGGCACAAACGGCACAAGCTGCCACACAAACAGAAAAAACAGCTAATACCCTAACCGCAGCTACTGCTGCACCTGCAATTAGTGCTGCTCTAACAGCTACACAAGCAGCACAAATTAACCCTGCCGATCCACGGGCGCAAATAACTGCTGCACAACAAACAGCTAGTTCTGTAGGCAGTTTAACAGAAGCACAAGGTAATGCCTCTATTATTAATAGTCCTGTGCAACGTAGTATTCAACAGGGTGAATTAATATCTGGCGGTGCTGCTGATGCACAAACTGCCACTACCTTTACAGAACAAGTGCAAGCAGCAACAGCTACACCCTCCACACAAGCTACTGTACAAGGACAGCTTGCACAGCTAACTGCTAACTTTGACGCCTCTAATCCTCCTGCATGGGCTGCGGGTGCTTTGCGAGGGGTACAGGCACAAATGGCACAGAGGGGGCTTGGGGCATCTTCTATCGCTGGTCAGGCTATGGTTCAGGCAGCTATGGAGTCTGCACTACCTATTGCCTCTGCAGATGCACAAGTACAAGCACAGTTTGAGGCACAAAACCTGTCTAATAGACAGGCACGTGCCATGCTTGCTGCACAACAACGTGCTACATTTATGGGTCAGGAGTTTGACCAAGCATTCCAAACACGTGTACAAAATGCAGCTAGAATATCTGACATTGCTGGCATGAACTTTAACGCAGAACAACAGGTACAATTAGAAAACTCTCGTGCTGCCAATACCATGAATCTAAATAATCTGTCTAACTCGCAAGCAATGGTTATGGCAGAGGCTAGTGCATTAGCACAAATGGATGCGGCTAATCTAAATAATCGCCAACAAGCTGCTGTAAATAATGCACAGTCCTTCTTACAGTTAGATATGGCAAATGTATCTAACAAACAACAAACAGAGTTGTTTAAAGCACAACAAAGAACTCAATCTTTATTTACTGATACTGCTGCAGATAATGCTGCCCGGCAGTTTAATGCTACTAGCCAAAATCAAGTAGATCAGTTCTTTGCTAACTTGGGTCAACAAGCTGCACAGTTTAATTCTACACAAGCTAATGCACAAGCACAGTTTAATGCGGGTCAGGCTAATACCGTAGAACGATTTAATGCAGAAATGAATAATCAACGTGACCAGTTTAATGCACAGAATCAATCTGTAATTGCACAGTCTAATGCTCAATGGCGTAGACAACTTGCTACAGCAGATACCGCAGCAGTTAATCGTGCTAATGAAATTAATGCAGCGTCCTTACTAGATATATCTAATCAAGCATATAATAATCTTTGGCAATATTATGGAGACACTATGGAGTGGGCTTGGACTTCTGCTGAAAGCCAGCTTGATCGTATCAGTGCGCTTGCTATTGCTGAACTAGATGCCAAGACTAAAGCAGATGTTGCTGCCGCAGAAGGCTCATCCGCAGCGGGTAGTGCAATTGGTAGCTTGATTGGCTCACTGGGTACTGCATATATAGGGTCTAGTTCTTTTAAAGGTTTCTGTTGGGTAGCAAGAGAAGTGTATGGTCCTCAAAATGCACAGTGGTTTATCTTCCGTGTTTGGTTACAATATGATGCACCTAAATGGTTTAAGAATTTGTACGTGACATACGGTGAAAAATATGCTAAACTAATTAGTAAAGTACCACCACTAAAGTGGGCTACTAAGAAACTTATGGACTTGGTGGTAGAACGTAAAAAGGAAAAACACAATGTCCAGAGCATATAATCCTATGGTATCTGCATATGCTAATATGGATATTGAAAACATGCCAAGTGAAACTGCCATTAAAGATGATGGCGGTATTATGGTTCGTAAAAATCCTATGAAAACTAGTGGGGGTTTAGATTTAAATAACCCTGCTATTCGCATGGCAAAGCAAATGAAAATCATACGTGATGCGAGGAGTAACATAGATGGCGTTTGAAGAAGCAACTCCTAATTTTGATAGCCCTATTCCGGGTCAGCATTTAACTTCAGAGTTAGGTGGTAGGCCGTGGCAATCTGAACCTCAATATACTACTGTGGATGATGCTGTAGAATACTATATGGCTCGTATAACTTCTGAAGACATTATAGATCAACTTATTGATGTAATGGAAATGGGGGTTCCTGTTACCAATATTGCAAACTCTATGCAGCTTGCTAGTGTTATGGAAGGCATACACACTATTGATGTTGGTATGCTTGTTATGCCTGTAATTATGGAAATGATGATGATGCTTGCGGAAAGCGCAGGTATTGAATACGAGAGTGGCTTAGAAAATCCAAATAAAAATAAAGTAAGGGCAACTCGTGTACAAAAAATAACCCGTGATTTTGAAAAGAAGCTAACAAAAGTAGACATTAACATGGAAAGAAAAGAAAAAGAAGAAGTAGAAGATACCGAAACAATTAAGAAGTCTGGTGGACTAATGGCGAGGAGAAGCTAATGCCTTTGTTTGGTAGTAATTTTGCACAAGGTTTTGCTACAGGTTTTGCTACAACTGCTAGTAAAAGTATTGACAATGCCATAGCACAACGAGATGCAGATGTATCTGCTGCTAAAAAATATGCCATGACACGTGCCTCACAGCTTGAAGAACAAGCATTGGCAAAAGATGAACGTACAAAAAGTGCTATTAAAAAAATGGCATCAAGGTTTAATAAGGGCGGTGAAACAGATTGGAATCGTGTTTATAGTGCTATTATGGCTACAGATGGTGGTGACTTAGATTCATTAGATGCCTTGTTTGAAAACATGAAAAATACAGAAGCACGAGGTGTTAAGTTTGATATTAATGATGTATTTACATATGTTGAAGGCGATGAAACATTAGCTAAGTTATCTCGTGACGATGTCTACCAAGCATTACGTGCAGAGTATGAGGCTCCTACTGTACGTGCTACAGACACTACGTTTTTGAGTAAGGTAGGATTGGGTGCTGGTGACACAGGTGCAGAACGTGCTGATGCACAAATGCGTGGTTTATTCCCCGGTGCTACTCGTACAGCTATTGAGGGTGACTACGGCACAACAACAGTTAATCAAGATGCTCTTGCCGCAGCAATTGATTATAGTATGAAGGTAAAAGAGTTTGAAAAAACTATGACACCTTCTCTTGCTGAAGCCTTTGCTGACGTAACAAACAAGATTGGAAAGCTAGACCCGGAATCTCCAACTTACGAATCAGATAAGGCTAAATTGGAACAAGCGTATCTCCGTACAGAACGAAATCTTCAGGCTTATACCCGTGCCACTACAGCAGAAACAAATACTCCGGGTTCTATGACGGCTTCTGGATATTCTAAAATGATTACTGATGGAGAGCCTTCTGCTTTATTATTAGCAGGTATAGGTGACACTTTCTTTATGAAAGATGGAAAACAAGAACCAATCACTGCTGACCCTGAAGGTTATGCAGAAGCAGTAAGAGCAGCAAAAGATGCTTATTATGAAAGACATGTAAGGGGTCAGATGGATGGTAATGGTGAACTGTCTTTCTTAGGTAAAGAAGTAATTTTAAGAAGGCCAGAGTTAAAAGAAATATATGAGCGTATTATAGGTAGTGAAGAGGCTACTGATGCAAGCGTTGCTACTAAAAAACCAGACAATGCAGCAAAAATAGCTGAGATAGTACAAAAAGGTCCAGAAGTTTACGGGTCTAAGTGGTTAAAGGCTAATCCAAAATTAGGAGCAGCAGATTTATACAAAAAACTTATTCAGATGTATCCTCGTGAATCTCAATTAGTATCTCTTGACCAGCATAGACAACAATTAGCTGACGTTGCTAAATCAATATTTAATAAGTATACAGAGGAAACTAAACCTGCTGCCGCTGTAGTTGATGATGTATTTGAACGCAATTTTGGCGAACAACCAGCAACTGACAAAGCGGGAGCAAATACACAAGAGTTTACGCCAGAAATACAACAAACTATAACAGCGTTATCTGGTGTCGCAGGTTGGAAGGGCATGAACGCTAAAGTTGAAGCAGTAATGGAGGCTACAAAAACTGATGAAGCCGGAGCAAGAGCATTAATTGAAGCTGCTGTTAAAGCGCAAGAGGAACAAAAAGCTGCACAAATGGCTGCTAAACCTGCATCAGAGTTGTCTCCATCAGAAGCCGCAAATAGACTTAGGGACAATCTGAGTGGAAGTAAAGAAGATTATGATAAAGCCATAGACGCCTATGTAATGGCTACTAAAGGTGCTAGAACACGTGAACAGGCACTAGAATTGTTCCCATACAAAGGTCAAACTTCTTAGGGGTAAAATATGAAAAACGAAGAAGAAGACCTGTCTTTTCTAGTTGAAGATGATACTCAAGAAACAACTTTATCTTCTGTTGTTAAACCAGTCGAAGATGATATTCAAGAAGAAGAAGAAGACCTGTCATTTCTGGTTGAAGATAATATAGTCGCTGATACACAAGACACTACCAATGTATTGGAACCAGAAAAAAACGAAGAAGAAGACCTGTCTTTTCTAGTTGAAGATGATACTCAAGAAATAGCATCTGTTAGTCAGGATAATGAATTAGAAGACTTCACTTCACCCCGTAGCTTTGAAGAGTTTACCAAAGACCGTGGCTACATGGAGAGCATTGAAGAGTATTCTATTAGCAGATACGGCAAGGATGGCGCACAACAAGAAGATGAAACGGATGAGGAGTATCTTGAGCGTTTTCTTACCCACGTCCGTGGCTTTGAAACTAACAGCTTGTCACTCCTGTCTACCCTAGACTATGTACGTGGTGCTACAGAAGAAGAGAAGGGCAACTTTGCCTACGTCTATAGCCAGCTTGAAAGAATGCCCGGTTTCTTAGACGAAGGTGGTGGCGATACATTACGTGGCTTCCGTGATTACGTAGGCTACTTTATAGCAGACCCGTTAAACCTTATTGGCTTTGGTGCTGGTAAGGTTGCTGCTGTTGGCGCACAACGTGCTATTATTGAGGTGCTAAAGACGCAAGGTAAAGCTGCTGCACGTGAACAAGCAATGAAGCTGACCGCCAAGGCTGCTGCTAAACCTGCTGCAGTTGAAGTAGTAGCAGATTTTACAGGCGGTACTCTTGAAAGTCTTGGGCGACAAGAAGTTGATGTTGAACTAGATATTGTTGATGAAGTAGATGTAGGTTTAGCAGCTATGACAGGTGGTGTAGTAGCTGTAGCGGGTGGTGGTCTAACCGCCCTTACTACAGGACTGTTTGCCAAGAAGGGTGCAGAAAAAATCATCAAAGAATTTGATGAGGCTGCTAAACTAGCAGGTGAAAGAGAAGCTGCACGTGAAACAGCACGTCAGATGGACTCTGGCTATGTATTTGACCCTGTTAATGGGCATGAAATACTAGATGAGATTGACCTTAAACTTTTACGTGACAAGGTAAAAGGCGGTGAACTTACAGAGAGCCAGCTACAGGTAGATATATCACAACGTATTGCCAAGGTTGCTACAGAGGTAGTAGCTGACATGATGCGTAAGGGTAACATGGCTCCTGAAATTGAGAGCATGATTGCCAATAATGCAAAAGCGTCTGAAATTGCTCGTGTCGTTCTATCTAATGAAAACATAGATTCCACAGTGCTTGACGGTGCTATTGCCCGTGCTGGCATGTCCACTAAAGATTTTCTTGATGTAAGTGGTGTAAGCCTTAGTGATGCCGCCAAGACTATGGCTTCTTATAGTAACTTGGGCAAGCTGATTAAACGTGTCAATGAACTAGACCCTGCTCTTGCTAAAGAGATTAACGACAAGTTTGGTAAAGAGAATGCTACCACTAGCGTTTTTGGTAAGGCTCACGACTTAATGATGCGGCTTGACCGTGAACGCCGTGCCTTCATGGTGTCGCAGATAGCTACCACCGCACGTAACGTAGCCACTGCAGGTATGCGTCTTACTATGGAGAGTGGTGCTAAGTTTGTAGACTCTAGTATGTATCATCTTGGTAAAAGTATTGGTGCTGTTGCCAAAGGTGAGGCAAGCATTGAAGGGTTCCAGAAGGGATTGCGTGAAATAGGACAAGATACCTTTGGTACATTGTCTTATCTGTCAGACTTTGGACACTCCAAAGACTTGAGCCAAACTTTATTAAAACATAATCCACGTCTTGCACGTATTATGGACAGGTCACTGCAAGAGGTTGATGTAGATCAAAGTCTTTCTCGTGGTGCTAGGCTTGTCAATACCCTTAACATATTACAGGACGGATACTTCAGACGTGCTGTATTTAACGACTCTGTGGGTAAGCAGCTACGTTCTGTAGGTATGGATATAGATGACTTTGTTGGTACGGGCAAGGCACTTCCCACTGACATACTAGAACGTGCAGTTGATGATGCGCTGTCCTTTACCTTTGCTCGTATGCCAAAGCGAGGCGGTGACAAACTAGGTGATACGGTAGGCTATCACTTTGTACGTTTCAATGAGGCTCTAGGCCCATTGCCCGGTATTGTAGGTGCGCCTGTTGGCACGGGTGCATTTCCGTTTGCTAGATTCATGGTCAATGCCATGCAGTTTCAGTTTGATTATAGTCCACTAAGTGCTGTGGGTGCTATCACAAATGGTAGTAAAGGTATATACGGTAAATACATTAAAGGTGTAAGTGACGCTACTACAGAGAGGCAACTAGCCAAGGCTCGTGAACAGATAGGCAAAGCCACTGTAGGTACTGCTGCTTTGTTTGCTGCTGTCAAACATCGTGAAGAGAATCAAGATACTGAATGGTATAATGTAATGGATAGTGAGGGTAGGACCATTGATACCCGCCCCTTCTTCCCTATATCACCTTACCTTGCTGTAGCTGACTTCATTGTTAAGATGAAAAACGATACGCTAGATGAAGCGGGTATCCAGCAGGTAATGGAAGGTCTTACAGGCTCTCAGATACGTGCAGGTGCTAGTGCCTACATGATTGACTCTTTCTTTGAGAACATTGAAAGTGTTACTGGTGGTGAAGGTGGTGACATCAAGACAGAGAAGATGGCAGAATATGTTGCTGGTTACTTAGGTGAATTGGTTGGTGCTGTCACTACTCCTGTTCGTGTTGTCGGTGACATCATGGCACAGTTTGATAAGGAAGCATTGTACCAGCGTGATGCCAGACAGATAGATGGTGTAGGTGGATTTGAGCGTGGTGTTTCTGCTTTTGAAAATAGCATCACTCGTAACCTACCCAAGATACCATATGTATTTGATGAGGAAACCTCTCTTATTGGTGTGCCTTCAAAGCAGGATATGCCTATTAGAGAAAGTGCATCAAGAGAAGCACCAGAGTTAGCACAAAGCCCGTTGCTTGGGCAGCTTACTGGTGTGCGTAGTCGTTCAAGGAGAAGCCCTGTAGAGAAGAAGCTGTTGGACCTTGGGTATGAAGAGTGGGAGATTGTACCAACAACAGGTGACAAGAAGGCTGATGCCTTTGTAAAGAAGCACATGGGTATGCTGGTAGAAAAATATTTATCACAGGAAATAAACACAGAGTACTTTAACAGTCTAAGCGATGCCAAACAGAAAGCAAGCGTAGCTAATAAGCTAAAGAAATATCGCAAACTGGCTAAAGAAATGGGTAAGGCAGAGTCGTATGCACCAGCCAGAAAGGAAGGTAAGGGATTTACTCCTTTTGATAGGGCTGAGTGGTCACGGCTTTCTACTAAGTCTCGTAAGCTGGCAGATGAATACTACCAAGATAGATACGGTATGACTGTGCTAGAAAAACAAAATGCAGACCCCGGAACCAATCACTTTATGATTGGTAAAAAGGTGGGAAGCGCACTTAATACGGCGTTTAAATAAATAAAAGGGGCAACTAAGCCCCTTCTTTTTTTGTCCAGTATTGTAACTCCCACCAACCATTAAAGTCTCTAGTGCAATCACATATAGTGTTAGTCAGTGCCATGCTTACGATGTATACTAACCACAAGCATATAGCACCACCCATAACATACTTAACGATTGTCACCAGAGCCAGACAGAGTACCCCTAGCTTTGCGATCAGCCAATTTACGTAGGTTGTTTTCCATAACATGTCCTAAGTCCATCCCCATTTCTGCTGCAAGCACAGCGCAGTACCACATAACATCACCAATTTCGTAGGCAATCTCAATCTTCTTGGCCTCGTACTCGTCTGGTGGTGCGCCATCACGTATAAACTTCTTTACCTTGTTAGCAATCTCTCCCGCTTCTCCCGTCAGGCCCAGAGTTAAATACTCTGTGGCCTTTTTCTTTGGGAAGATGGCAGTGCTACACGCTTGCTCTTGATACTCTGTACCTGTAATACTACTCATGTGTCTCTCCTTCATCCAATCTTTAGCTTCTTGCTCTAGCTTGTTCATTGCGTTGCACTCTCTTTAAGTTGGCATAGTAGGCATCATTCCATCCTCTCTGCCACTCACGAAACTGCATCGTGTTAGAGTGCAGCTTCCTTTCTACTTTGGGCTTTATCCTGTCATTCTCAACAGACTCTCCCCAATTAAAGAAGTCTTGATAGCCCCACTCGTATTGCACTCTAAGTGGGGCATCGTATTTACTTAGGCCATTACGCCGCATCCTCTTTCTCCTTTATCTTGTAGTTAAATATCTTAATCGCTGTTACTCTATCAATCTTAAACCACTCGTTCTTTCGCTCCTTTGCAAAGTGAGTAAAGGCTTTGTGCATTTCTTTTTCTTCCACGTGCCTGTTGTCTGTTTTAATTCGGGCAACAATAGAGTAATCACGAAACGGTGAGTAGGTTTGATAGCTATTCAGACGATCATCAGCATCTTTAGCGCAGCCAATCTTTACCCATTCAGGCCAAGCCTCGTTTACTATTACATAAACGTATCCAGCTACTCCTGAATCTGTACTCTCTAATTTCTCAAGAGAGTGTACGTGCGTCCATGTTTTCCAGTTGCCCGGTTTGTGCAAGGGGTCTGACTTAGGCACGTACTTACCATTAACAAACATGCGAGTAGTATTTTTACGAGCGTGAGATGTAATACGCCTACGTTTACCATCTCCCGGTTGTATATACCACCATTCCCCGTCCTCAAACACAGCCTCTTCTCTTGTGTAGTTTGGTTTAAGACTATCTACAAACATAGTTACTCTCCCTTTTTTACAGACTCTGAAAGGTTCCTGCCAAACTCTGCACTAGCAACTTTAAGCTGATCTAAATGCATACGTGCGATTTTTATTCTGCCTTTTAAGTCCATCACTTGTTCCAACATATACTTTTGCAGATCAGATAAATCATCAATAGCGTAGTCCTCTCCTTCAATAGTAACCATCTGCTTGTCTTCACTTACTTTCTTTTTTGCCATCACTCTTCTCCTTTTCCTTTAGCCATTCTTTCCATTGTTCAGACTTTCGGGGAGGATTAGCAATTAAATAATCCTTACCCCGTTTCCATACTAACTCACTCATTAAAGTAATTATTTAGTATGTCTAGTCTATCTTCATGTGCTGCAACCTTATCAAGTTCTCCCTGCATTGCTTCCATGATATCTGAATGTTCTCCAATCCCTGCTGGGTTACGTAGATAACACTCAATATTGGCAACATGCAGTGCTACATTGGCTTGTGCATGTTTACGTAATACTTCTATCATCTGTTCTCTCATGTGTCAACTCCTTTCATCACGTTTGTAATATGTTTTTCCATGTGGATGTAAGTGTGTAAATCCATGTTTTATCATGGGTTTAGGGTGTTTTTGTTTAAACCTGTGCTTGAAGAATACAATCGCATTGATTGCAGTGTTGACAGTGATAGCTACTATGAGCCACCACTGCCACCATGTAGGCATGTCTAGTCCTTCAATCATGCTGCATTTAAGTCCACTATCTCACAGGCATCTGCCGTACATGCCAACTCACGTCCTCCTGTTGTTGTGTCTTCTTTCTCATAATCTTGTAGCCATGTCCAATCAATAGACTTTGGCATCTTTGCTATCATAGCATCATACTCGTCCTCTGTACAGTCCTGATACGGTGCTTGTTTATATGTATGGTCACTGAATGGCAGGAAGCTGATGCCTGACACTTCATCAAAGTGTTTATACACCCATGCACCCACGTCTAGCCATTCATTTTCCTTCACTGAAATTGTTACGCTAGGCTTATGTTCGCACCAGTAACGCTGATAGGTAAGCCACAACTCAAGTTGTTCAATAGCCGACAGTATTGTACGTGTGACTGCCCCACGTGGTGACGCCATAGGAAAGCTAAACACTGTCGTAGACTCTGGCTTCGTAACATCTGGTTCTGCTGGCACTCCTGCACTCATCATAAACTGCGTAAGCGGGTCTTTATTATCACCACGCACAGTACGAATGTAGTGTGGGTTATGCCTAGCATGAATGCCACTAGCACTGTCCACAAGCTGCGACACTGTGCCACTAGGCTTGACGCATGTAATAGCTGTTGACTGTGGAATGCCTAGTTGTTCAGCCATAGCAGCATTAGTCTCTACTGCCGTGTCACGCAATGTCTCTAATGTCTGCCCAATGTTCTTGCCAAGATGGGCTGATGTACCACTAAGTAAGTCGTTGTCCATGATACCTGTCAATGACACACCAAGCAAACGCTCTTCTTCTGTGTTCTTCTTCCATATATTACGCAGGTATTTAAAGTCAGTTAGTGTGGATTGAAACGTACCTAAGATTGTAGCAAGGCGCACCTTCTCACGTAATGACTGCTGTGTATCACCAGCACGTGCAACTACCTCTGACAGATTACAGAACTGATATGGGCGCAATATAATTTCACTGCAAGGGTTGCATCCGAAACTATGTTCCACATCACGTCTACCATTCTTAGCTGCCTGTGTCTTTGCTGCCTCACGATTGAAGATACCACGCTCACCTGACTTGGATTCGTACAGTGCAACCCACTCACGCATGAATGTACCCATCTCTGGCTTGCCCTTATAGGCTACAGAGTTATTAGCCAGTGACCGTTGTGGCTCTGTATCCCACCACTGTCCTGACTTGGCATGTGCCATCTGGTCATCACCAAGATTAGACAGACTAATAAGAGCAGAACGGCGTACACCACCAACAACTACAACCTCACCGACCTTGCACATGATATCGTGACACTCAACGGGCCATAGTCTGCGACCAGTAGCTGCCTTGAACTTGTCAATAACAAACTGAAATAACTCCTCTAGTGGTGCTGGGCCACTGGCACGACCACCAAATGTCTTGAGCCTTGCACCAGCAGGACGCACCTCTGATACATCCCACTTGGGTATCTGACCTGCATACAATAGAGAGATGAGTTCACGCAGAGACTTTGACCAACCGGGGCGGCTATCACCTACCTTGATTACTGTGTCTGTGTCGTGCATTACCTCATTAACGATAGGCAGCTTATCCACGTTCTCACGCTCTACAGAGAAGCCTACGCCTGTGCCACACATTAGGATGTACATAGTCTCGTCAAAGGCTCTAGGGCTGTCTATAGGCACGTAGGAACAGTTGTATGCACCCACGTGACAACGGTCTAGTGCAGGGCCAGCGGTCATCAATGCTCTCATGCTAGGCATGATATCCTGATTCAATACAGCTTGCTCCAGTTCGCCTCTTAAATCGTCAGGCATTACATATCTGCAGGTACTATACAGATGGTTCTTCATGTAATCAAAGTAGCGAGTCACTGTCTCACCCCATGTCTCACGCCGTTGTTCATCTTCTTTCCATCGTGCATACCGTGATAGCGCAATGAAGTTTTGGTAGTCTGTTGGTAGGTAATTGTTCATATCCATCACTCCGTTATAGTTCTTACTGTTCTAATGTCAGCACCGTTAACATCATAGAAGTATTCACGTATGCCATCCTCAATCTCCTCCCCAACCTGCCCATCCGCAGGTATAGGGTACTCTTCCTCGTCTATGTCGAGAGTAATAAATACTTTAACTCTCATCACTTGCATTCACGTCTTCTAGTAGCATATTTAAATACCACTGTGCCTTTTGCAAATCTTCCAATGGCCTACCCTTATAGTCGAACCGCCACAGGTATTTCATAATGTTGCCTTGCAAGTAGTATTTAAAGTTAGGACCAAGTGCAGCTTGGATGGCAGCAATACACTCAATGCCTGATTGATTATAGTGGGAAGGGCTATTTACCATGTCGGCTTTGTTCATAGACCAATCTTTAGAGGATACACCAGCCTCCTTTGCTTTCATGGCTTGCCTCATATAGTCTTCGTGTCTCATATTACGCACTCCCTTTTGTCCTAGAGGTAAAGTCAAGTCTCACTACGTTACCATCTTCATGGCGTACAACTACAGAGGATTCATCATATGATTCTTCTATCTCCCTGTCAAGGTCTTTTATAACATAGTCATGTACCATATCTCGCAGTTCTTTACTGTGTTCCATTATGGGAACGGTGGCGCACATCATACGTACAAAGTGCATAACTTGCGAATAAGACTCATCGTCTAACGGGTTGTCTGGTCCTGTTATAATGGAGATATCAATCTCTCCTGTCCACACAGCTTCTTTGCTTCCATCTGCACGTGCTTCCATCTCATAACCGGGGCGCACTCTTATTACATAGTCTTCATCATCGTAGCTTTCATCATCATTGTGCATCCTCATCTCCTTTTTACTTTACGTCCTGTGAATTTAATAAACTTACCGTGCCTGTTCTTGCCTTTCTCTTTTAGCCAATCCTCTGGTATTATCCTGTCGTAATACAGGAACCCATATCGGATACACCATTCTGCATAAGAAGACTTAGCACCTTTGCGTAGCTTACGCCTACTGTTTTCAAACACAAAGCGTATGTCTAATCTAGGGTGTTGCTTCTTAATAGCAAGGTGTTTACGCCTATCAGCAGCAGTAAACATGCCTTTTGTTTCTATTATGATACCGTTAAACAGCACGAAATCTGGCGTGTATGTCCGATAGGCTAGGTCTTCCCACTCTATCTTCATACATTCGTAGTCGTACTTGATAGCAAGTTCCTTCAGATACTCTGCTAGTTTTAACTCAAGTCCACTACGATAGCCGTACTTCCGTGCTGCTTTAAATTGTTTTGCGTTAGGCATATTCTTCTGCCAAACTAATGTATGGAACCATCTTAGGTTCTTTAGCCTGTGACTTTACCGCTGGGCGTTCTGTCAACGTAGGCCAACAGGTAAAGCGATAGGAACAGAATATACAGTTTTCATTAAGTACTGTGTTACCTGTCTCCTTGCCTCTGAACTTCTCAGGCACAGCGTCAAAGCAACGCTTGAAAGTATTATCCTTGACCGTCTGTGCTGTTTCCTTAATATTGGATATCTCTTTATCCAAATCAAGACCTGTGGCTGGTACATATTTAAACTCGCCATTGGCTTTGTTTACTACCCACCATCCACCAACACGTTTGCCTGATGCCTTGGCGTAGCCAGCAAGCTGACCTACATAGCCAAAGCTATCGTGACTAGCTAGTGTTTCGTAGCTGTCAAACTTGTTTCGATAGGACCAGCTAGAAGCTGACTTGATATCATCAACAGCACCATCAATAACAATATCATATGTGCCGTTAATGGATGTATCATCGTCAACCTCAAGAGTAACTTCTTTATCGTCTTCATATTTAACTCCTGCTTCTTTCAATAGTCCTTTGAACACAGCCTCAACAATATCTCCAAGCATCATGTTCATTACGAATGTAGTTGGTAAGGGCAACGCCTTCTCTGGCTGATTCTTCTGGAACCAGAGTTGACAAGTTGGCCTACCTACATTTGACATGCGTAGTCTAAACTCATCACGCTTATTGCCCCCACCAAACTGGCGTTTTAACGCATCAGCAACATCATTAGCTACTTGAAGAACTGTCTCTTCCGACATGGTGGAATTACCATTAGCAGCATTAGTCATGTACTGGTGCAACGCCAGTTCAGCAGGATGGTTCATTACGCTACCTCTTCTACTTCGATATCCATAATGGAATCCAGATCAACATCCATATCATCCTCTATATGGTTAGCCTTCTCTGCATACGCATTGATGATATACTCGTTGTAGTTCTGTACCCACTGCATGAAGTCAGCAAACATAGTCTGCTCTTTCTCAGTGAGGTCAAGGCTAACGGTAGTATCAAGGTTTACCTTGGGTACATAGAACACAGCACCTGTAGGAATCTTACGCTCCTCTGATGTAGCTGTGATGATATGCTGCACAGGTAGACGCTTCATCTTTGCCAAGCGAGTGAAAGCCTCGCCTACAATCTTGAATGCATCACGGTTCTCAACTTCCCAGATGAATGCTGTGTCGTCAACATCGACAGACTTTCCATTCTCATCTGTTGGGTTTACGAGTTCAACCATACCAAGCACTACACGTACACGCTTGATAGACTTAATGAGTTCCTTCATCTTATCAGGAACAGCAGCCCAATCCTTAATAAAGCCAGCAGGTTTACCACAGTTGAACCCACCGTCATTATCCTTCAAGTCGATGTTAAGATTGTCAGCCATGACAGTCTTTATGTAGCGGTTAGATGAACCTGCATCACCACGAATAAAACGCTTATACATAAAGCGTTGTACATACGGGCGAATCTTTACAGATTCTGCATAATAGGTAGGACCATCTGGTATCTCCAGCTTATAGGTTCCACCTTTAACCAGTACCTTTTCCGTACCGATAATAGGTGAGTGATTGATACGCAGACGTGCAAGAGTGCTTGCCTGTTTACGCTCACCGATTCCTTCATGGGCGATGCCCATAGCTTTAGCCATTTCCGCATAGTTAGCGGTATTGATAGTTGTAAGTTCCATATTTTATACTCCTTCTTTTGAGTTTGAATGCATAGTTATATCACGACACGTCCTTAGTGTCAAGCCAGTTGGGGCCAATTTTTGCCTCTAGTTCTAGTGGAACATTGAATACCAACCCCCAACGTATGGTAATCAAGTCAGGCAATATTTTGTTAGTCTCTTGTATTACATCAATACATCTCCTCTCCTCATCCGGGTGAACGTCAATGACGATTGAATCGTGTACAGTATTTACCACACATGATTGCATACCGTCAAGTAGTTTTTCTATGTGCAACAAAGCTAGTGGCACAATGTCTGCCGTAGCAAATGACTGCACAGGATAGTTCTTGATCTGTGTAAAGTGTGACACTCTACCTGTATGCTTACGCACTACATCAGGAAATGCAAACTCCCTGCCGGATGGTGTGGCTATCTTTTGCGTTGCGATAGCTTCTTTAGCCAACTTGGAATGCCAAGCTGCGACTCCCGTGTACTTCTTTGTGAAGTGCTGGTAGTAGGCGGCTTCTGCTTGTGTGCGTCCAAACCCCGTTGCCCCGTAAAGGGGCGCAAAGGTGTGGGCTTTTGCCGTCTGCCTATCCGTAGGCTGACCAGCATCGGTAATAACTTTAGCGGTGTATGAGTGTACATCAAACCCAGTAGATACTTCTTCAATTGCAACTCCATCTTGTGATAGGTAAGCAGCGGTGCGAAACTCTAGCTGTGCAAAGTCTGCTTCCATTATCTTACCATTGTCAAATCGTGATACGAATACCTTCTTCACGGGGAATGTACCACCACGTGGCATGTTCTGCATGTTAGGGTCTGCACCACTAAACCTGCCAGTAGCTGTACGGTGCTGTAGTAAACGCACGTGCAACCTGTTGTCAGGCTTTGTGTGTAGGCTGATCCCCTCTACAAAGGATGACAGGTATGTATCCACAGCGGATAGTCTGCGTACTTTGTATAGGAAGTCAACCGCATCTGTCATGCCTTTAGACTTGGCTGTATTCTCTAGCAGTTCAAGATTAGACTTGCTTGTGCTAAAGCCATTGGCACTAGCCCACTTGGCTGACGGCGGCTTGAACTTCAGACCAGCCAGCGTTTGGCTGTGTGTAAGAAGATAACCATCTCCAGAACAAGTAGGACACTTATTAGTTCTTGAGTACGGGGTTCCATCTTTCCTTACCTTTCTAACCTGACCACTGCCATAGCACTCCTTGCATTGACTAGCTTTGGTTTTGTATACACGCTCTGTACCTGCCGCAACGAGGCTACGAAAGTCCTGTTCGTCCATGTAGGGGTCAATGGCGTTGCCCCAATAGGGCTTGTCCAGTACCTTACGACTGTAGATAACCCAAGACAATTGCTCTGGGCTGTTAAGGTTGATAGGTGTATCACCCATCAGTGTACGTACATGCTGCTGTAGGTCACGCTGCAGATCGTCACGCTCCTGCTCAAATTGTTTCCTAACATCCTCAAGTGCAGTTATGTCCACTGCAAAACCACGTTGGTATATACGTGACAGGCAAACAGCAACTTGATTTGTTAGATCAACAGTGCTTAGTAGACCGCTGTCTTCCTTACTATTTAGTCTAAGCATCAGACGATCAGACAACTGCTGCGTAGCACCTAGATCAGACGACAGGTAGGATACCAGTGTGTCCCACGGTATCTCACGTGTGTTGTAACCTTTAGAGAAGTACTCCTTCAAAGTGTCCTGTTTCTTAGTGTCCAGTGCATAGCGATCAGCGCAAGCCTCAAGAGACAGAGGCTCTTTGATGCCACGCTGCAATACATACTCTGCCAGCATCGTGTCGAACACAGGGCCATCATACTTGAAGCCGGACTCCCATAGCCAAAGCAAGTCATGTGATGCGTT